CGACTTCTTTGCGTTAATAGTGGAAATTCCATAGTTTTGCGCGAAATCGAACCTTGTTTGTTGAGCAGCTGAATCAATATAAATGTAGTCAATATCCCAGCGATCAATGAGTTTCTGGATCTCGGTAGCATGCTGTTCAGTTGTTCTCTCAGCATTAAAATACTCATCGAGTAAGTAAAATTCTTCTTTGTCCCAGTCATAAGCTATTACACACATTGCGGTTGGGTCCTTATAACCCACGTCGAGTCCTGCAAACACATCCATCTTCTCCGGTTCAAACTGAGAGAAGTCTCGTACTTGTGTCTCGAAATTAAATTTCCATACCTGACCTTCATAAGTATTAAAGTCAGCCTCATATTCTTGTCTAAACTCTGCTTCAGACATTGACTTTCGTGCCTCGTCAATATCGCTTTGAGCCATTCTAGGGTTGTCTCGATAAGTTGCACGAATACTGCACCATTCCGGAAACTCGTCAGAGTACCCTCTGTTGAAGAACTCAGAAAACCAGTTATTTCTACCACGAGGAGTAGAGATAAAAATTGCTTTTGAGTTTTCTTTATCGAGAGTAGGACGAAGTGCTACGTTGAAGGCATCTTTTCCATCTGCAAGTGCGGCTTCGTCAAAGATAATTAAGTCGTAAGAGCGACCTACGCAAGAGTCAACCTGGTTTACAGAACCCATACGCACTGTGGAGCCGTTAGATATTTCTATAACTTTGTCTTTTGCATTGTCTTTTGTAACTTCGAGATCAAAGTGCTTAATCAAGTTCCTTTGTAGATCAAAAGAAATCTGAGACAAGGAATAGTTAGGAGACATGATTAAGATGTTTGAGCCAGGCACTAAAGACACGAGCTGTCCAATAATGTTGGCTATATATGTCTTGCCCTGCCTCCGAGATACGGCTGCAGAAACAAAACGATATTTAGGGTTGTTAATCGCATTGATGATTGCCATCTGCGAGGGTAGCGGTGTGATATCCAGCAGTTCCAAATACGGATTTACTGGAAGCTTGAGAAACCTTGCCTCAGATTGTAATTCAACTATTTCGTCGGAGACTATATCTCTTCGACTTACTTCAACTGCCATTGGGTGTTCCTATTAAGTTATTTTTTACCTGCGTATGCGTTAGCACCAAAAAAGGCGGATACTAGGGCTGCAATAGCAACAAAATAAGTAGGAGCAATATCTCCAATTATTTTTGCCGCGTTATCAAGACCGAACAGAGAAGTACAAAAGATGCCGAAAGGATAAAACAGCATTCCCCAGAGGGAGAACCATGTCATCTTTCTCATAGCATCTCGTTGTGCATCTTGGTCTTCGAGTTCCTTTCTGCGAAACTCTAAGTACATTTGTCGCTCATCGTCGGAAACTTTTCCGTCTCCGTTCATGTCTGCTGGGTGGTAATTCTTGTCGCCTACCATTTTACTTTATCCGCCCAATATGCTGCTGACATTTTACCTTTTGCAATATTCTTAGCGTGACGTGCTTTAAACGATCTACGCTTTGCTTTCATTGCTTCTGATTCTCCAGCCTTGGGCTTCCCTGCCGTACGAGCTCCTTGCTGGCCGAAACGAATCGTTTTAACTTTGCCACCAACCTTAGCTACAACAATATGAGACTTCTTTGCGTGTCCTGGTGTGCGACGAGGTTTGTTATATCCTTTTACTTTTGCTCGTGCTAAACGAGAGTCTTTTTTCTTTGTTTTTCGCTTTGCTGGCATTTAAAATTACTCCTTATCTTTGCTATCTAAAGTAGTGACTTCACGGATTCCTTTACTTAGGCCTTCTGTGCCATATGTAATTGTATCAGTAAGATCAGTACCAACAGCACTTGTTATATTTGCTACTCCCTCACCCGTTGCTTCAATAGTTGAGTTTAATACGTGTTGTCCGCCGTCAATGGCAGCATTCATAGTATTACAACCTGCAAGGATAAAAGAAAACATTAAAATAATAAGCTTCATGTTGTCTCCTGTGTGTCTTGTGCCTTATATAGGCTTGGCAGTGCCAAAAGGCACTTCCTGCTGGTACTACATAGTATAGGCTTTTATTGTCGCAGGACACACACTTAGTATGTCTTCCGGAGTGGGTCGGCTGATAGTTCATCTACCTGTTTTAATCGGAATACATATACCTAATACTTATTTCTTCTTCCTTTTGCCTAAACGCACTCTTTGAGCTAGTAGAGACTTAGGAACAGTTTTTCCTTCTCTATAAAGTTTCGCAATACGCTTAATAACGCTTGCAAGTTGAGTTCTTTTAGTACCTTTTGTACCGCTTAAATACTTCTTTGGAACTCTCGACTTCTTGTCTTTTGGTACTTTACGTTTACTTTTTCTTTTTGGCACGACCAGCCCTCTTAATATCATTGTCTTGGGGGTGTCCGCCTCGCATAAACGAATTTACACGACCAAAAGCCCATTGAGACATTGATGTTCCAGGACGGGAACCAGACGACAAATAAGCGCCTTGTCCGCGACGATAAACTTTAGCTAGCTGCCCATAAGTATATCTTTTACTTTTCTTTGCCTTCGCTCTCAGAGTAGACCTTACGGTTGCGCTAAGAGGTTTAGCACTGCGGCGTTTAGCTGGTGCCTTCTTTTTAGTAGTCTTTCTTTTACGTACGGCCATTAGTATCCCCTACGTTTGCGATTCTTGCTCGCTCTTTGACCTCTTTTAGGCTTGCTTGGCTTCTTCTTCGGCTTTTTCATTGCCTTTTCATATGCTGCGTGAGTTTTACCTGCCATGTAAATCTTCCCCTTTCCGGCACCGTGACTATGAGTACCTCTTAAACCTAACCGCTTCGCTGCTTTCATAGCGGCTGCTTTAGTTTTATATCGCATTTTATTTTCCTAACGGATTAGACAGATAGTCCATACCGTCCCAGAGCTCTTGTATCTCACGCTTTAGTAATTTTACCTCGCCTTCGATACCCTCTAGCTCTTTAGTCTTTAATTCTGCTCTCTGTACTACGCCCTTCATGGATTCCATTTCTTTCTCAACTTCAACCATACGTTCTTGAATGGCAAGGAGTTTTGTCTGTTGTTCCATGATTGTCTCAAGGTTAGTACCAAATGAAGCTAGTTTTCCTTGCAGTTGGGAAATGTCGTTCGCCTCGAGTTCCTTCTCTATAACAGTAATTTGTTCGTGTAGGGGAGCAACGTCTGGAATCTCGTAGGCTTCTACCGCTTCAAGTCTAGCATATACCGAAGAAGCTGTCCATATTCCACCTGCGATTGTAGAAATGAACGCAAGTACAACGGCAATCTGTGCTCCACTAAATCCTACGCCATCAACTTTCATCGCGTACCCTCACAATCTGTTCCAGAGAAGAAACAATCATTTTGCGTAGGGCCATTCATGTAGAAGTCGCTGTTAGAACCATTGAACAAAACATCTGAACGTGTCATCATAATATCAATTCCAAACGCATCGGAACCATCTACCCAGACTGCGTAACCACTGGAGTTCTGAGCTGAGAAGTCTAGAAGTACTGCGCTTGACTGGTGTACAAAACTAAGGTTCTCAGCTGCGTCAGTGAATCGAACACCTGCATTATCTGCACCTTCCTGAAGCCAGGCTGATGCTGCTTCGTCAGATGCTACGGCAATATAAGCTGCTGCATTCGCGGCATGACTTGCTACATCGTCGAGGCTGTCGTTATAAACCTCGATATCTTCTGCTGAGATTGTGAGCATCTGCTCGTTCGAGGAGACAAAGTCCTGAAGATCTTCCTGCTTCTGCACATCGTTTGTCTCCTGTGCTTCGACTGCCATGTCAGAAACTTGTACTACTGTTGCGAGATCTACTGTAATTTCTGCAAAGGTATCAACAGCATCATTTAATAAACCAATCTCTATCTGCCCTTGGTCGTTTAAAAACTCAGCAGCAGTATAAGCTGTAAAGTTTGCCATGCCTTGAAGGGCGCTATTATAGGCTGTTGCTTCTTGTGATGAAATATAAGCGTCTGTTTGTAGATTAAACTCTGCGATACCAATACTTGTAGGGCCCATAACAGTGGCTGCACCTACATATTGCATACCTAAATCAAGCTTACTTGCAATAGTGCTTGAAGCGTTTACTAAGTTATCGAGCTCATTCGCTGGTGCGGAAACGCTCGCTAATAGACATGCCGTCGCTAGAATCTTCTTGTTCAACGTTCTCTTCTCCTATCCCTAGTAACGAATTGTACCAGAGTTGCTTGGCAGTAAATTGAGGCTTTGAAACGTACTCAGGCTTGATCGGACATTTAAGATATGTTTTCTTCTTGTCGCAAACCCTTCTCTCTTCTTTACCCTTCTTTACTTCGCCGTAATTCGGAATATAAAGCTCCGGATTACTTTTCATCATTAAGTAAGCTCTTTTGCCTACAATTAGTTTTCCTCTTGTTAAAATTGGACACGGGGTGCCTGATATAAACATCGACTCCCATACTTTGCTATCTTGACACATTCTTGCTACTGCTGCGACCTTCATTCCAAGGTCTGATAATACTTTTGAATCTCTTCTGCGGTTACAGTTTGGATCTTCTTTGAAACTTCCAGAAGATAAGCCTAACATTCCAGTCTGAATTGAACCTCCCGATCCTTGAAGACAGGTTTCGACCCCGTTGCTCATGTAGGAAGGAGTAATCGCCGAACCTACAGGGATCTCGCTCGAAGAGCCTGCCCCATTGTAGTTAGTGGTCGAAGACTCACTATTGCTATTGTTATTACTTCCAACTGTCGAGTTCTCAGCATTTGTATTCAACGAACCCTCCTGCGTGGTATCGCCAAGTGCAAAACTCGAAACTAAAAGTAATAAAACTAGTCTCATTACATCGTCGACAGAGTAACGATTACACCGGCTAGGAACAAAATAATTGTACCGCCGAGTGCGTAAAACCGCCCTTCCATACGACCAAGAGTATCTTCTATATTTTCTAGTCGTACAAATGTAGTTTTCCAGCGTTCTTCACACTGTACTTCATGCGTTCGTAGCTCGAGTTCGAGTTTATTCTGATCCATTGAGTAGTTTTTCCATTAACTTACCGTAGTTGCCCTGACCGAACGGAACTTGCTCGTTGATCTGGACATTGGTTTGGTTCTTGATTTGGCCATTTTCCGCTTTTAAGAGTTCGGATTGGGCTTTAATTTCATCCATACGCATTTTATGAGCCATTTGCAACAGATCAGCTAAGTCTTTACTAGAGTATACACCAGATTCCTGGGCTTCTTCGAGTTTAGATGCGATCATGTCGTCGAGCAAAGAACCAATGTTGTTCTTATTTCGATAACCCATATCGAGGTAAACTGTGTCAATGTACTTTTTAACTTCCCGTTTGTTCAGTTGTTCGACTACAGCTGTTTCAGGCACCTGAAGATATTCACATACACCTCGGATGTTTCCGAATTGTAGGTAACTATTCGCTATTTCTAATCCTTCAGGGGATATTGTAGTTAATTCTTTTGCCATGGTTCAAATTATACCTATTTCAAGATTATATGTCAAGTTTTATTTTTCTATGCTGGTGGAGTGGGCCAGACCACATCGTCGAAAGACGTAACGCTAGAATTACTCGCAGGAACATCTCGCAGGGCTTGACGATAGGTTACCCATTCTGCTTTCTTTGAGTCTGTAAGTGGAGAGTCTGCGGCTTGTGTCCAATCACATACACTTATTTTAAAATCGCGATCTGCTCTTACTTTTACCCAAAAGGCTGAAGGGTCAAAAGACCAAGTGTCGTTGTCCCAGCTATATACATAAAAAGGTCCAGGCTTTACAGCCCTCTCTACGAACGTTGTGCCGTTCCATTTATACATTTCTATATAACTACCTACTAAGGCGTCTCCGAATACGTTTTCAGTGTCCCAACAAATCTGTAATTCTCCTTGAAAAGAGCCGTTTGGGTATTCGTCTGAAGAACCGGGGGCAAAAAGGTGGCTTATTCGACCGGTGGCCGGGTATACAAGTGCTGCTATCATATGAATTTTCCTATTATTAAATCTCTTGGGCTTAAGTGGTTTAGGGTCTCATCAAAGTAAGATCCTCCTGCTAGCTGTGGGCCGTTTTTCCAGTGAGCAAAGGCTACGGCACAGTGTGCTATCCCTCCAGCATTACGAGAACTTTTCTGATCGCCAGGGGAGATGTACAACCCGAAGCCAGCGGTGGCATTATCGTAATACCAGTACCCTGGAGGGCTGAAAGAAAAGCCTGTTGAGTATAACCAATAACCTCGTGTATTACTTGTAGCTGATCCTTCTAAACACAGGGCGGAAGGACCGAAAGAAGCTACCAAGGCGAAGTAGTCTTGATAGTTTGTAGGGTCGTTTACCTCATAATCAAAGAAAGGGTTTCCTCCTGAAATATCTCTATCTCCCACAACGTCGGCATTTCCAGTAGTGATTGATTCTATTTGAAAGTTTACTCTATTTGAGCTATACGTTAATTTTCCGTTTGCGTCACGCAGTTCAAAGCCATAGCCAGCGCTTTCGTCTGCATCGTTATCTAAAACTCCGAACCTATAATCAAGTACATGGTTTGATGGAAAGGAGCTCTGAAACTCTCGAGCAAATATCGCAACGTTGCGCAATATGCCTCTAGACGGAGTGCCCGCAGCTAGTGAGCTACTCCAGGTACCATCGAGGTATAGCTTGTATACTCCAGTAGTGCTAGTAGTTTCGATGTCAATAATTCGTGGGAGTGAGTTTGAGTTTCCGGAAGCCCAATGACTTTGAGCACCTGTCAAGGCTCCAATCGTGTCGACAAGATAGTTCTCGTCTTCCGAAAAGGGGTAAGGCTCATAAGGGCAGTAGTCTTTAGTAAAGTTTTCAAGGTACATCTCCTCGCCGAAACTCCCGGGATTGCCAATGGTACCTTGAGGCACTGTTGCACCCGTAGAGGAACCATTTTTTAATAAGCTTTCACCGATTGTAAAGTCTTCAGCAGTACCTGAAACATCTCGAAGATGGATGTAGGTCGACGAGTTTCCTGTCATACTTCTTATTACCGTCCCCGAAACGCCTGAAGTAGCTCCAGATATAACATCTCCTGCTGAGACTGATAGAGTGATGCTTGGTCTGACCTTGAGCTGTCCAGTAGGTGTTGCTAAAATATAGCTCTGACCTACTACAGTAGCTGCTGTGGACGTCCACCCCTTTCCAACGACTCCCATATGCACAGAGAAAGTAGCAGCTGTCTGATTTCCGGAGGTAGCTCGGGGTCGGACAAATACTAAGGTTTCTCCTACCTCTCCAGGAACTACTACGGCACGTGCTTTCGGCCCTGTGTTAAAAAGATTATTAGGATTATCAGTTACACCTAGCGTGCCTGGAAGTACAGAACCAGCTTTACTAATATGTACTTGTTTTGAGTTCTCATCAATTAGAGACACTCCGTCTTTGTTTACTGCTTTAATTCCGTAACTCATTCTAGTACCTCATTATAACTAGTTCGTAGTCATTCGTG